CGAGGTGGTGCGGCTACAGAAAGCGATTGGATACGCTCTCGAGGTGCCAACCCGTCGGAGGTTAAACGCCGGCGCAAAGCTGAAATTGACGAAAACAACAAGCTGGGGCTGGTGTTTGATACCGATCCCGCCAACGACAAAGGAGGCACCAGTGCCGAAGCAACGAAACAGGACGAATCGTCGTCCGAAAGCGAACGCCGGAAGAAATAACTCCTGGTTCCGCATGCAGGCCAAGGCCAACAGCGCCGCCGATATCTACATCTATGACGAGATCGGTTACTGGGGGATCACTGCTAAGCAGTTTGTTAAAGACCTGCAGGCCTTGGGCGATATCACCCAAATTAATCTGCATATCAACTCCCCTGGCGGCGATGTTTTTGACGGTATCGCCATTTTTAATGCACTGAAAAACCATGGCGCCGCGATTACTGTGCATATTGATGGCCTGGCGGCCTCGATGGCTTCAGTAATCGCGATGGTCGGAAACCCCGTCATCATGCCCGAAAACACCATGATGATGATCCATAAGCCCTGGGGCTTCGCCGGTGGCGATGCCAATGACATGCGGGATTACGCTGACTTGCTGGATAAGGTCGAGAACGTATTGATCCCGGCCTATGTGGCCAAAACAGGAAAGTCGGCGGAAGAAGTTGCCGCCATGCTTGATGATGAAACCTGGATGGATGGCAAAGAATGCCTTGCTTTAGGTTTCGCTGATCAGGTCACCCCCTCTCTGCAGGCCATGGCCTGTATTCATTCCAAACGCATTGAGGATTTTGAAAAAATGCCAAATTCTATCCGTAACCTGATCACTCCACCACGCAACAGCACCACTCCGGCGCCGCAGCCTGCACCACAACCAGCACCGACCGCTCCAGAAAATAGTGTGGATGCCGCCACGATCCGTGCACAAGTGTTGGCAGAACAAAAGGCCCGTGTGACTGATATCAATAACCTGTTCGCCATGTTTGGTGGCAAGCATCATGAGCTACAGGCGAGTTGCATCGCTGATATTGATTGCACTGTCTCCGCAGCAAAAGACAAATTGCTGGAAATGCTGGGTGAAGGGACGACTCCATCAGACAAAGCAGCGATCGGCGCACAAGCGCATATCAGTAACGGGAACATTGTTGGCGATGGTGTACGCCAGATGTTGATGGCCCGGGCCGGTTATGAAGAACGTGATAACAGCAACGCCTATAACGGTATGACGTTGCGCGAGTTGGCACGTATGTCGCTGACCGAGCGAGGGATCAGCGTTTCGACGTTAAACCCGGTTCAAATGGTCGGTCTGGCGCTGACGCATAGCACCTCCGACTTTGGCAATATCCTGCTGGATGTGGCGAACAAGTCGATTCTTCAGGGCTGGGAAGAAGCAGATGAAACATACGAGCAGTGGACCAAGAAAGGCCAACTGTCCGACTTTAAAACCGCGACTCGCGTTGGGCTGGGTGGGTTCCCTTCGTTGCGCCAGGTGCGTGAAGGTGCCGAGTACAAGTATGTAACCACCGGCGATCGCGGTGAGAAAATTGCGCTGGCCACCTATGGTGAGATTTTCTCTATCACCCGCCAGGCCATCATTAACGACGATCTCAACCAACTGACAGATGTGCCGATGAAAATGGGCCGTGCTGCAAAGGCAACGATCGGGGATCTGGTATACGCCGTCTTGGTGGATAACAAAGCCATGTCGGACGGTAAAAAATTGTTCAGTGCAGACCATAAAAACATGACCACCGGCGCTATTGACGTCGCAAACCTGGATAAAGCCCGCCAGTTGATGCGTACGCAAAAAGAGCCGACTACCGGTCGCACGTTGAACATTCGCCCGGCATTCCTGCTGGTGCCGACCGCTCTTGAGACGATTGCCAACCAGACAATCAAGTCGGCCAGCGTGAAAGGGGCAGATATCAATGCTGGTGTTAACAACCCGATCCAAAACTTTGCCTCAATAATTGGCGAACCGCGCCTTGACGATGCCGATCCAGCAGCCTGGTATCTGGCATCAGCCAAGGGTAGCGACACTATTGAGGTTGCGTATCTCAACGGTGTTGATGTTCCTTATATCGATCAGATGGAAGGTTTCAACACCGATGGCATCGCGACCAAGGTGCGCATTGACGCCGGTGTGGCCCCGATTGATCACCGTGGCCTGACTTATTCGTCCGGTAAATAAGCCAGCCTCGCAAAACATGACAGCCCTGACGGGCTTTTTTTATACCTGAAATCCGGCCCTTTCGGGGCCGTATGGAGCGTTTCAAATGGCTACGAACTTCGTGCAAAACGGCAACACCATCGCTATCACGGCCACAGCGAATATCGCCAGTGGCGCCGCGGTAATTGTAGGGGACCTGGTCGCTGTGGCGATCACTGATATCGCCAGCGGCCGCACCGGTGATGGATTTGTCTCAGGGGTGTTTCAACTGCCTAAATTGGCGGCAGATGTAATTCCGGCAGGCAAAAAGGTGTTTATCAAAGATGGTGTGGTGCAGTTGGCAGCGGCGGACGGTGTGGCTGCCGGCTATGCCTGGGAAGCTGCGGCAAAAAACGTCACTGTGATTGCGGTAAAAATCAATGGCTAACCCGTTTGACAGGATGGCCGCGCGGATGGACAGCGTCACACAATCCCGGCTCGGCAAGCCTGTCATGCTGAATGGCGCGCCTCATGTTGTAGTAGAGGCCCATTTTTTACCAGAGCTGCAGGCGGTCAGTGGGGACGGTATTTCGCTGGTAGTGTTCACCGAGGGATACCGGCCCCGACGTAATGATCCGGTGGAGTTTGACGGGAAAACCTACATCGTGACGCGTTACCAGCTCTTCAACGGTAAGCCGCACATCTGGATTGAATAGGGGAGCAGCCATGAAAGGCATTGAACAGGCCATTCGTAATCTGAACACCCTCAGCAAGTCTATGGTGCCGCGCGCGACGGCGCAATCGCTAAACCGCGTGGCTGGGCGGGCAATCAGTCGAAGTTCCAAGCTGGTGGCCGAAGATGTACGGGTGCAACAGAAACTCATCAGGCAGCGTGCCCGATTGCGTAGGGCCAGCGCCGAACAAAACCCACCGCGTGCGACGCTCTCGATCAACAGAGGTAACTTGCCAGCGATCAAGTTGGGGGCGGCACGCATGCAGCTTTCCCGCCGCATTGGGTTTGTGGGTAAGCAGGGCAGCGTGTTGAAGATTGGGCGCTATACCTTCCGCAACGCATTTATACAGCAGTTGGCCAACGGTCGGTGGCATGTAATGAGGCGTGTCGGCCGGTCACGATATCCGATCGAGGTTGTCAAAATCCCATTGGTGACACCGCTAACCAAAGCCTACCAGGAAGAGACGCGGCGTTTGCTGGAAACTGATATGGGCAAGGAAATGGGTTATGCCCTGAAAAACCAGCTGCGGCTTTATCTTGTGAGGAAAATTGGATGATTAAGCATGCGGAGATCCGCAATGCGGTACTGGACCGTTGCCGCGCAACAATCACCGGAGATGTGACCTATTTTGACGGCCGTCCTGCGTTCGTCGATGAGAACGATTTGCCGGCAGTGGCCGTATTTCTTGATGATGCACGTTATACGGGCGCATCGATGGATGAGGACAGTTGGCGCGCCGTATTGCATGTCGTGGTGTACCTCAAAGCGAGCCAACCTGATGCGGCACTGGATCAGTGGGTAGAAGAGAAAATCTATCCTGTCCTTAATGATATTCCTGATATGGCCAGCCTGGCAGAAACCATGGTTCCCGTGGGTTACGACTACCAACGGGATGATGAAATGGCCACCTGGGGCGCCGCCGATCTTTCCTACCAACTGACCTATACCATGTAAGGAGCCTGATAATGGCAACTCCAAACCCTTTGGCGCCCGTAAAAGGCGCCGGGACAACTTTTTGGCTTTATACGGGCAATGGCGATCCGTACAGCAACCCGCTCAGTGATGATGGGTGGACGCGTCTGGCGAAAATCAAGGAACTGCAGCCGGGTGAAATCACGGCTGACTCTTATGACGACAG